TGTCTATAGATTTGACTTAGACTAAGTAAATTATTGAGAGTATCATCTATATATTCATACAGATGTTTGTCTTTCCAATATATACTTTGTTTCTGAAAGTAGTCTTTATGTCTTTTTAATTCTTGATCTATATCAAACTTGTGATTTTCGTTTTCTCTCAAAAACTGATTGAAAAGAATCATTTTATCTACAAGTTTCATTGAATACTCCTGCTATACTGTATTTATATAAGCATATTATTCAAAAGTGAATAAATCATCAAACGTATTAGCAGTTTGTGTTGCACCTTTTAAATCCCAATTTAAAACACTTAAAAGGTTGTCTATTTTTTGATCAACAATAGTTTCTTCCATTAACCCGTCATCAAATGGCAAATCTTTAAACCATTGTGGCAAATGTGTTTCGTCAGTTGGATAACCTATACTAGTCCAACCTAGAGGATTACTTTTAAGTTTACACACTATAGTTTTAGCACCGTCCATAATTTCCTGACTATACTTGTCACCGTTCATTTTACGTAGGTTGTTCCAGTTCATTGCGGCTCTGACATGTCCTGGCATATTTGCTTTGCCCAAACGTTTTTCTTCTGCAGTATACTTTGTTAAGTTGTTTACACGTTTTGGAGTACCTTTTTCCCAACCAGGACGCTCATGAAACGTGTTTTTAAATTCTTTAATTTTTTCAATAATCTCTTCTCTACCATGGCCTGTTAGCACATCTAGTAATAAATCACTTAGAAAATCTTGCATAACTTTAGGAGTATCACTACGTTTAAGATCTAAACCCATTGCTTTTACTTTGCCAGGCTTTCCATCTGCGTCTAAACGGAATCCTTCTTGATCATATATTAATGCAGCATAACGTTTCTTTGTAATATATAAACCTTTAGTAGCAACAATTTCTCTACCACCACGTATAATTTCACCATTTGCACGAGGACAATGAAATGCTCGTTCCATAAACACTGGAAAATCTATGTTTACTTCATCTGCTATATTGTCATATAGTGCAGTGACAATTTCTTTTGACCATTCTGCTCTGCCTGACTCTACTTCTGATTTCATCATAGGCCAAGCACTAAAATATACTGAATCAGTATCACCATAAACTATAGCATCACCTACGTGATCTTCTTTTCCAGTAAGCAGACTGTTTACAACTTCTGCCATACGTTTACTAATACATCTGCCTGTAAGTGTTGTACTTTGTCCTATACGAGCATCAAAAAATCTACAACCAGGATTAAGAATTGCACCATACAAACTGTTTAGGTTAATCTTTTTTACTAACTGTCGCTTATCCCAATATTCTACATCACCATTTTCATCTTTTGCACGTTTTAATTCTTTCTGCATTTCTTTACGTTCTGCATACCAACGTTCTAACAATCCAGGAATAATACCTACACGTTCATACGTAAAGATAGTTCCATTTGCACTTAATGTCCAAGGCTGATTACTATCGAATATTAATCTCCATACATCATATGCACTACAAACATCTTCATCACCATTTTCCCAGTCAATAGTAATTTCTGTACCACGTTCCATATTCATTACTGCTTGATATTCTTTACTGCCAAACTGACCTTCCCACGCATCTGCAAAAGATTTCTTGTTTGCCAATGCAGTATTAACTGCATGTTCAGTCATTGTTTGACGTAATTGACCAACAACAGTTTCAGGACCCATGTTTAATGCACGAATAACACTAGGATATAGACTATTAATATCAATTGCACCAATCCAGTCATGTAGTCCTTTTTTAGGATATGCAACATACGCACCTGCTGCAGTAGTGTTTTTTTCACTGTTTTTACGATTGGGAACAACCATGCCACGTGCATGTGCATCATTAATAATTGCTTGTTCTGTAACTGCTACTGCACCCATGGTTGTCATTAACAACACAGTATTTTCATGTGCTAATACGTTACTTAAATCTATAAAACGTAACTTCTTATCCAGTTTGTTTAGTAGTAATGTATCCTGTCTATTATAATCAATAAACTTTTCAAAGTCTTGATTATATAATTGGTCTAGTGTGCCTTCGTATTGTACTTTACGTTCATCCAGTTCATATTCTCCAATTGCATCCAGTGTATAACTGTGTCGTTCTTCGTACGTATACTTACGATACAACTGCATATAATCTAAATGTACACGGCCAACTAAATCAAACGTTGCACTTTCTTTACCAAAGCGTTCAAATGTACGTTTCTTAGGTTGTTGTCCCCATAAACACCATTTTCGATTATCATCCTTGCTTAGTACTTTTGTTATACGGTTTACTGTATAGGGGATATCATAACCTTCACTGTTCCATCCACTTAGTATATCTGCATCTTCTATTATATCTAAAAACACTTTAAGAAGTTCAGCTTCATTTGTGAACAAGTATGTATTATCAAAACGTTTACATAAGTCAGTTGCAGTTTCCATAGTCATAGAACTAGGAGGCATTGCTAGTGTTATTAATTGATCGTTCCAATCTAAAAATAGTGTTATCGCAGTAATCGCATTGAAAGGATCATCAGGATTACTATATCCTTTTTCTTTATCAAAATCTACTTCAATATCAAAAAAAGCAGTATGAAGTTTAGGAGGTTCTGCATTTAAGTAATTTTCTTCTAAACAACGAAATACAGGATTGATATCACTTTCATATAGTGTAGTATGACCTTGTATTTTAAGTTCTTTCTGAAACTCTTTGCGATTACGTGTAGCAAATCTACTTACTGGTGTATCAAAAATTGTTCTATGTTTGCCACGTGCATCATCATAATAAAACACATAGTTAGCAGGGTACTCACGATACTCACGTTTCCCGTTTATTCTTTCTACAACATGTATCCTATCACGTTCTCTATCTATGTATGCATCAACGTAACTCATTTTCTTCCTTTATACCATTTATATATGCCCCAAATACTCATTGTTGCCCAAAATATCTCTAATGTTATATTAGCAATTACCGGTTTATAATACAAGTTAATTCCCAAAAGAATAGCAACCATTAAATTAAAGCAACTATACCAAAAGCCTTTTGCATCTATACGATCTGTTTGTAATAAAAAGTAAGTACCAACTAGTAGTAACATACCACATTGTCCTACAATATCACTCCAATGTAATGTATAGTAATCTACCACCATTGTGCAGCAACTCCATAACCAAAGACATTAATTATTGCGAAATAAAAAGTAAGCAACATGATCCATGCTGCTCCTCTACGCCAACTTGCATACAGTTGGGTAACACTACCTATAAAAAACCCTGGGTAAACAATTAACATATCTGGATTGTCTGCGTTTATTGCTAAGAATAAACTTGCACTTACTGTAAATATAAAACTAATAAGTTCAAATGTGAATGCAGTTTTATCGCTAGTATAACTTTTAATCCAAAATTGTTTTACAGATTGCATTTATATTTTGCCAACTGTGGCCAAAATATTTTCAAGTTCACTATATTCGTCGCTGTGTTTATCAAAGTCTGCTTTGTATGCAGTTCTCATTGCTTTTTTTAGTACTGTTGGTTTAATTTGCATTTCTTCTGCAATTGCTTTTACTGTATCTGATAAACCTTCATTTAGATCATCTACCTCTTGCATTACAGTAATACCTTCGTTTATTAATTGTGTAAGTTTTGCTTTTTCTTCAGCAGAAAATACTCTATCACTCATGTGAATACTCCTTATATTTGTACTTATTATATAAGGAGTATTGTTTTTTGTCAACTAAAAAATTGGCTCTGGGGGAAGGACTCGAACCTTCACGCTAAATATATTGCAGTACATTTAACACACGATAAACGGTCGTGCATGTCTACCGATTTCATCACCCCAGATTATAAACTAAGCCGCCTTTGCTAGTACATTATGCTTTTCTAATGCAGCAATCATTCTTGTCATGCCTATTCCGCCACCTACTCTTGGAAAAAAGTCGAACTTTAAAAACTCTTCTAGTTCTGCTTCTACACGTTCTTTGCCAAACAGTTTGTAAAGTAAATTACTATAAGCACCATCTGTAATACTATGGAATGTATCTCGCATTATGTCTACGTCGGTACTACGTTCTGCACTACCTATTGTTTCCATACCACCTAGTATAACATCAATCTTTTTACTTTCTGTTTCACCTGGATACCTACTCATGTTCCAAAATGGTGATGTCATTTCTGGAAAGTCTGTGATCATAGTGGCACCGAACTCATCGTACATTTTGCCTTCTTCAGTAGCAGTCATTTCATAATCGCTTGCTAAACCAAAATGCTTTTGCCATTCAGCATATGTTTTTTCAGTAGGCTTTGGAAATCCTAAGTATTCACATAGTTCATATTCCATTGCCTTAAGATCATCGATATCACCTGGCATTTCAAATTCAAACATTGGAAATATTATATCGTGTCTGCCTGGTATTGCATTTGGCTCTTGTCTGTAACTAGTGGACACACAAAAAAAGCCCTTACTATCGGGCTTACTTAATAATTCATGTTCTAACCACATTTGACCGGTTTGTGGTAAAGGCCATACTTGACCGGCATAATTGTACGTTGCTACATTGAATGGGTCTTCACAAGCTGCTAGTATGCTTAATCTGTTCTGTGTATGAACTTCTAAAAACCCTTTGTCCAAAAAAAAGGACCTTAAAAGGCCTACAGTGTCTGTGAATTTACTTGGTTGTATTAATTGCGTCATTTTGTTTCCTTTTGTCAAAAAAAATTTGCTCAAAAAAAATTGAGTCTTGTTATTTCGTCGTTGCTTTATTTAGCATAGAATTAAATTTTATGTGATTTTATCTCAACTGTTAAGTTGTTTTTACCTTTAATAAGTCTATGGTACACTCGTTCAGGAATAAAGTATTCTTTATTTTGTGTAAGCTCTATTGGCAAACAGTTATCCAATTGTAACTTCCAGCCATCGCCTTTTAGTACACGTACTGTACGATCTTCTGCATCTCTATGCCAACATAAGTCGTCACTACTTGTATCTTCAGTAAATATTCTTTGTTTAATGTTGTTAGTGACTTGGGTTTCTTGGTAAGGTTTTACCACCATTGTCCGCCTTTTACGCCTAAGGCTTTATAACGAGGAGTACGACAACTCCAATATCTTGCAGTCATTTTGTCGTTTGCTTGTTTACATTTATGACGTGCTACAAAACTACGTACGGCACCTCTGTTCTTTGCTTTTACACTAAGTCCAGTAGTGTCTCCCCAACTAATCTTTTTGACACGACCAGTCTTTGGATTCTTAACATATACATAAAACTTTTTACTACCGCCACGTTTAGGACTATTAAGTTTAACTTTTTTGCCTTGGTATTCTGCTTCGTTTACATCTTCATCTACACGACCAAATCCTGGCTTAGGATCACCTTTTATAATACTATCTAAATGCATATTCTGATATTCAGCAACTTCGTCATCTATGCCAATGTCTCTTGCAGTCTGCATAATTTGTATGTGTAATGTTTGTGCAAACTCTTTTGCTTCGTCTGAGGATTCGCCAGCGTCCATTACTGCACGTTCTAGTTTATACATCATATCTAAAAGACGTATAAGTTTTTCCATGCCAGGTTTATCAGCATGTTTTTCAGCAGTTTCTATTGCACTTCCACACATATAAAAATGTGTTGTAGTATAGTCACCTATAGTAACTTCTGGTCCTTTAGGATCCATATCTTCCATAGGAACATCTAATGGCACAATTTCACCTTCTACTGTAATACATTCACCTATATCTGTGTCTATTAATTCTTGATCTTGCCAGTCTAAATTTAAATTTTCACGCATTTCACGAACACGGTTATAAAATTCTGTAAATGTAGTGCTGCCTGCACGGAACATACATTCACTAAAAGGAACACCTTTGTTTATATGCTCTTGTATAGCAAGTTCAACCTGTTTGTTTATTTGGGATTTATCTTCTGTTGCTTTGGCAATGTCTTGCCCTAGTTTGAAATAATCTGTATTGTCTTTTTGATCTGATGAAGAACTTGCAAGAGCTCCACCTACTGCACCTATACCTCTAATTGCTGCAGTGCCTATTCTTGCTAAACCTGCACCTAATGCTAGTAAAGGAGCAACTTCATTTAGTTGTTTTTTGTTTCCAAACTCTTTAATACGCATTACTTGCCTTTTCTCCAGCCGCCGCCTGCAGCTTTGTATTTCTTTGCAGCCCATGCGTTAGCATAAGCACTTGGATATACTTCAAACTTTTTCTTTGCTTGTGACTTGTAATAACTCCATTTGCCTGGATCAGTTGGAGTGTTCTTTTCAGTAAGTGTACTTATAGTTTCAATTAATTTTGGAATAGCAAATTCATTTAAACGCATTGTCTATTCTTCCTTAGAAGTTTCTTCACCTACTACAAAATCACCCATTGCATCTTGGTATGCATCTTCACATGCATCATATGCATCACTTAGTGCTTGCCTCATACTTGCCAATGGTGCTATTCTTGAAGTTTTTCCTCCATCTGCGGCTATTATTCTTTTTTCTAATGTGCCACCTTCACGTACCATTTTTTCTAGCATATTAATCATTTCAAGGATTTTTTTAAATGCTTGATCTGCTTGTTCATATTCTGCAACACCTTCTTCAATTTCAGTCTGCATAGATTGAACATCAGCACCTGCACTACGTTCTGCTTTTAGGAACCTTGCAAATCTATCCTGCATAGTGTCTTGGACTTCTTCCTCTTTTACTTCTACTACTGGTACATAAGGATTAGCATCTTGAATTTCATTAAACTTTTTTAGTAAGTCTTTAGTTGAACCCACTTCAGTTGTTGTTTTACCAGATTCTTGAATTACTTCTTCAGGTTTACTGTTTTCTATTTCATTCATTTTTGCTACTAGTTGTGCGAAGTCCATTATTTTTTACTCCAATTTCTCATTGTTCCAAACGATGCTGTTGTGTCTGCTCCGTAAGGATCACGTGCCATTTTATTTGCTATTGCTTGTTTTCTCTGCATTGGTACAGGCGGTGTTGCAGGTTTTACGGGATCCATGTCTGGCATTGTTTTTGCCGGCCCATCTATGCCTTTTTCTGCATTGTCTCTAGGAAGTTTAGCAATTATCTTACTAATCATATCTTGTTCACTAGATGCTTGAGAATTAGTAGCCTTATTTTTAGGTAGATTTTTTAGTAAATCAGCCATTGGATCTTCTTTTACAGCACTTTCATATGGAGCCTGTCTATCTACATAGTCAATTCTTACCCACTCAATGAAATCATCATTTTGCATCAGTTCATCCATATCTTCGTCAGCAACTTCTGTACCGTCTGTGTATTTTATACCTATCTCTGGTACAAATATTAGATCACTGTAGTCTTGCATGTCATACTCGATAGTATCAGTGTCTATTTCTTTACCTTTAAAGATAATTCTATCACCTAGTGCTTCTTCAATACTTTCATGAACTTCTTCTACTGCTTGCTCTTCTGGAACAGTCATTGCATCTGTCATATCACCAGCAACAGGAACAACTGCTAGTTCAACATCAGCCATCATTTGACCTTCCATATAGTGTTTTACACTACCTAAGTAATCAGCAGCTTTTGTAATCTTTGCTGCAACCCAACCATCTATGCCTTCCATCTCCGAAATGTCTTTCATCATTTTATGGATTGCTACTGCATATTTTGCACTTTTGTATAGGTCGTTTCTTGCCATTTGTACTTCGTGATCTTTTTCAACTTCTTGAGCCATGTCACTCATATGACCTTCTTTTACAACTGGTTTTTCAATATTTAATTCTTCTAATTTACTAATAATATCACGCATAGTTAGTTCCTGATTAATGTGTGTTAGTGTTATTTATCGTTTTATCGTTGTACCCATTATATTGTCTTTTACATCAAGTGCATTCTTAGCAGTACCATCTGGATTCTTTTTTTGTGGTGCAACCGGTATACCATTTTTATCACGTTTTAATTTTTGATGTGCTTGAATCGGATTTGCTACTGCGGCTATATTGCCACTTCCTGTAGCACCACTGCTTGCTGCTTCTGTAATTTCACGTATTCTCATTAGGTATTTTCCTTATCGTATAATAAACTAAATGCACTTGTGTGTCTGATAAACTCTCTATTTTTACATCATAGTCATTAGCATCCACTAGCTCTACTACTAAATTATTACTAACGGTATCTTTAGAAGCAATTGTGTAAAAACGCTCGGTGATCAATTCACCATCAATATAGATTCTATATGGTATATGATCTTTATTGCATTTTAATTTTGCTTCTAGTAACATTTTAATCTCGCATATTAAATGCAAAACTTACTTGTCTTGCTAATTGTATGCCTCTATCTCTTTCTGCTTTCTTAGTGCTGTTTTTCATTTTATTTGCCTTAGCACGAAGTCTTTTTAAATC